CTAACCCCTGTAAATAAATCTATGTTTCATGCCGTTTGTGAACTCTATTGATGCTATTTGTTTGTTCTCCCGAACTGTAATTCTGCTGACGACACTTTGCATAAAATCCTTAAGCAGCTGCTTATCTATAGACGTTACAACCTTGTTGTAATCAATATGTTTTATTTTCAACAGATTTTGAGTCAAGAGATACTGGGAAGCTCTCTTAATGAAACTCAAATCGTGACCGGGCAGGTTCTTCGAGTATTCGACGGACCTGTCCTTTATTTTTTTGCTTGCACTTTCAATCTTGGCGGTGAGGTCATGTTTTCTTACCAGGTAGTCCTTCTCTGACATGGCATCATCCGAAAACAGATATAGATCCTCAAGTCTTTGCATGGCCCTTTCGTATTTCTTCTTTTCTTCCTTCAGTGTGTCGATGGCGAAGTCCTTCTCGACAGTTTTCGACTCATCCTCAATTTCAATCTTGTCAAATAGTATATCTGATGTGCTGACAAAAGCCTTGTGGATGTGCTGGAGGTCTTCCTTGTGTATGCCAGCTATGTCTTTGAAGTTATCTCCGCGCAATAGAAGCCTTTCTATTTTGTTTGTCTTGCCAGTAGCCTTCGCTTCGTCATGAGCCCTGACCATATTCGCTATATAGTTCAGCACAAAGTTTCCGAGTGCTGCTTCGCTGATAGCGCATTTGCACGTCCTATGCTCTTTCTTGCTGTTCACGTATGTGTAGCATCTATACAGGGACGGCCTGTATCCGTTTTTCCTAGGGCTGTCTATTGTGGATATAAGGTTCCTTCCGCACTTCTCACAATGCAGAAGCTGAACGAATACATGTACATGCTGAGTCCTAATAACGTTTTTGCCACAGAAATTCGAGTCGAGTATGCTGCAGACTCTTTCCTGCTGCTCTTTTGATATTATGGCTTCGTGATTATCCTCAACCACAATCCATTCCTTCTCAGGCTTTATTTTGCCCCGAGCCGACTCCCTATAGTTGTATCTGTATGTGCCGACATAGAAAGGGTTCCTGAGTATGTCTGCAATCGTCTTAGTGGTCCATGTACGGCCCTTTTTAGTGCTTATATTGTGTAGCTCAAGTCTGTGCTTAACCTCACTTGTAGAGCGCAATTCTTCATAGGAATCATATATGAATTTGACAGTCTTCGCCTCATCCGGACACACGGCAGGGAATTTAGTTTCTTCGTCCTCAACCCATGTGTACCCAAGAGGCACCGGTGCGCCGTTCCAAAGGCCTTTTTCAGCTCTTGAAAGCATGATGGAGTATACACGCTCACCTGTGAGCTTACGTTCCAGCTCAGCGAAAATGAGGATGATTTTGAGCATCGCTTCACCCATGGCGCTGGATGTATCGAACTGTTCGTTCTTAGAAATGAAAACCACATTGCATTTCTTGAGCTCTTCATACATCTTTGTAAAGTCCAGAAGGTTTCTCGATATCCTGTCTATCTTCCAGACAAGCATATGCGTGAACTCGCCAGCACGAATCCTAGATATCATCTCCTGGAATTTAGGCCTATCTGTATTCTTGCCGGAATATCCAGCATCCTCGAATATCTCATAGTCGTCTATACCGAGCACGTACTTTGCATAGTTGACAAGCTCCTGTCTCTGGAAGGGCAGGGAGTCTTTATCCACTTGGTAATGCGTGGACACTCTTACATAAAGTGCTGCTTTCATAACTTACACCTCCTGCATATTATTATAGCTTTTTTGACAAAAAGAAAAAGAGCGGTATTCGCTCTTTGGATTAACCTATTGATGCACCTGTGATTTTTTAAGGCTGATTCTGTATTCCTCAGCCTCGGCTAATTTTGTAAACTCAACGACTTTGTTGTGATGCTCTTTAACAACTCGCTCTATTTCGTGCAAATTAACTTTGAAAAATTCCTTTCTTGGATTAACTTGGTTCACCCTTCTATGGTTGAAATGGTTATGTAGGGCATTTTCTAAAGAGGGTGCGTCCTCACTAAATATCATGGCGTGTACATCGAAAGTGAATGGAACAGATGCGTCTCCAAGTTCCTTTACTCGGTCCATAGGTTCAAGCCTTCTGGTCATACCTATCTTATAAACATCCTCACCAAATGAACCCAGGTTTGAAATTATGTATACATAGCCAGCTCGTGTGTTTTGCTCTCTATTAAAGACATCTTGCTTGTCCTTCTCGACAAGGGCCAATTTTCTTTCCAATTCCTTGATTTTATCTTCAAGCTTTAGTTTGTCAGCATCAAGAGCTTCATCGAGCTTTGATCTTAAAGCTTCTATAGCTTGATTAAAATGTTGTTCCTCTTTTTCTATTTTCGCTTTTGCAGCCTCTATCTCTCGCAGAGCTCGTTGCTCTTCTCTCATATCTTCTTTAATCCGTTGCTGTTCCTCCCATTCTTCACGTTTTTTAACTTGGTATTCGTAGAGTAGATATAACTCCTCGAGCTTCTTATTTAAATACGGTCTTGTTATGGACACTTTAGCCCGTTCATTTAACTTATTCAGCGTTTCAAATGATTTGATAATTCGTTTTTCCAAGGCCTCAATATTATTAAATTTGACTTTGGTCATGCATGCATCACATTCGTTATTGAAAGACCTAATAGCGAGTTTGACATTGTCTTTTGTCATTTGCAGCCCTTCTTTTTTGCTGCCGTTTACTTCCCAGCCACTGTAGAAAGAAGCCGCCTTATTCGTTTTAATCATTTCTTTCTGTTCATTTCTAATGTCATCTAGTTTAACTTTATAGGCATCTGAATTTTCTAAATCGTATCGGGTTTCGTAGAAACCAAAAGATTGCAGTAGTTGCTCTTCCTCGAGATGCACAATATCTTTGTCTAATGAGTCCTTTTGCATCAAGAGGCTTGATAAATCACTTGATAAACTGTTTTTCTCACTCAGAAGACTGTCGATTTCATTTTTCAAATCTATGTACTGTGTTTGTTCTTCTGTAAGATGTATTTGCTTGAGCTGTTCGTTTTCGGATCTTAGTTGATTGCTTTCCTGTTCTAGATCTGTCATTCTTTTTTTCATTTCATCTAATTTTATGAAGCTGGAAAATATAGAGGGTTCGCCGTTGGCCTGCCTACCATAGAAATATAAGATTAAACCTAGAACAATAAATAATAAGGCCCCTGAAACATTTTCGGAAAATAATCCTGGTACACCAATAACAATTAAAAATATTCCCCAGCCTTTCATTTTAGATTTCTTGGGCTTGGGGTTTTGGGGCGGCACATAATTACCATCGTTAATCTTCATGGAATCAAATCTCCTTTTATGTAATTTGTGAATACATATAATATCCATTCCATATATACCAACCAGCCCCAATTTTAAACGTGGCAGTTTTTACTATTGATTTCCATGTGCAATAGCGGTACAATAAAACAAACAGGTGTTCGATTCTATCACTTTTGTTATTCACCACTAAAGGTATGATATAATAGATACATAACACATCAGGAGGGGACTTATGAGCGAAGAAAAAGAGATGCTCGATAGGGAAAAACCAGACTCAAACATATCGCAATACATAAAGAAATGCACTGTTACTGGCGATACATACGAGAATCAAGACTATAGAAAAGAGCAGGGTAAGTAAAAACTTATTCCTGCTCTTTCTTTTTAGCTATTTTCATAAGCTCTATAAATTTTTTCATTTCTTCAACAGATATATCACTCAATTCCAATTCTTTTGCAATTTCAATATACTCAAGCCCTAAATTTTTGAATTTCTCTGGTATTTGGTCTTTGTCGTACACTTTAATCTCCTTATCGTTAGTTCTTCCAAGTAAATAATCTACCGTAACATCGAAGTAATCGGCAATTTTGTTGAGCGTTTCAAAATCGGGGGCCCTTTTATTTGTTTCGTACATCCCGATTGCTCCTGCTGATACGCCGAGTATTTTTGCTAAATCTTTCTGATACATCTGTTTGTTTTCTCTTAATTGTCTCAGCCTATCTCCAAACAAATTCATCCCACCAATCGTTGGTTTTACTTGTAATTGTAACATATCGTTATCTCCTTTTAAACATAACCCAACAAAAAGTTAATTATTTTCAACAAATTGATTGACAAACAACGAAACGTTAGATATACTTTAGATACAGAAACAACAAAACGTTAATTGAAAGGCGGTGAAAAAATGATTAATCTAAAAATCGCAAGAATTAAAAAAGGCTACAACCAACAAGAATTCTCTGAATTGCTTGGGATTAATAAGAATTACTATTCTATGATTGAAACCGGAGCGAGAAATCCAGGGTTTAAACTTGCAAAAAAAATAGCCGATATCCTTGAAGTCACTGTGGATGAAATTTTTTTTGATGAAACAAACAACGAAATGTTGAGTGATTCTGAGTTACATTAAATTTATACCCAGAAAGGCGGTTAAACATGAATAATTTGCAGATATTTCGAAATTCAGAATTTGGAGAGTTGGGAATTCTGATTGTAAGCGAAAAAGAATATTTTCCAGCTACCGAGTGCGCTGTTATGCTTGGGTACTCGAATCCGCATGATGCTATCAATAGGCATGCGAAGGGGGTCGTGAAACACGAGGTCCTTACGGGTGGCGGTAAGCAAGAAATCAATTTTATCCCCGAGGGTGATTTATATCGATTGATAGTTAAGTCAAAACTTCCTTCGGCAGAAAAATTCGAGCGGTGGGTTTTTGACGATGTGCTTCCGACAATCCGTAAGCATGGGGCATATATGACGCAACAAAAAATTGAGGAAGCTCTTTTGAATCCAGATGTTTTAATCCAACTTGCAACAACGCTGAAAGAAGAAAAAATGAAAAACCTGCACTTGCAAGCTGAAAACTCACACCTAAAAGTTAGCAATCAAATAATGCAGCCTAAGGCAGACTATTTTGACGAATTGGTAGATAGAAACCTTCTTACCAACTTTAGGGAAACAGCAAAAGCCCTAAAGGTAAAAGAGAGTGAGTTCATAGGATTTTTAATAGAGCGGAAATATGTTTTTAGAGATAAGAAGGGTAAGCTAATGCCTTATGCGGATAAAAACAACGGACTTTTTGACTTGAAGGAATGCATTAACGAAAAGACTAAATGGGCTGGAGTGCAAACACTCATAACGCCGAAGGGAAGGGAGACATTTAGGTTGCTTATAGGAGGGCTCGATGCTAACTAAACAAGAAATCAAGAAACTGGCTGAATTTATAAGGAGTAATGGAGAACTAGAGTTTTGTTTTCAAGCGTCAGAGGAGTTCAATTACTTATTCGACCTCAGCTTCCTCAGTGACCCACCAATGCCTACGGGCGAAGTGCAAGCCATAATCAACAAAGCCAGAGCAATGGGCGAATCAAAGGAAGGGTTGCTGTTCAAGCTAGTAGACAATGAAATCGAAAGGCTTATTGAAAACAAGTACAACATAGGGAGGAATTAACAATGACAAACAGCGAGAAAATGATACACGGCAATGACTTAGCTATAGCAATTTTAGAAGCCATGAATAACGCCGCAGAGCTAATACTAACAAATGGAGATGGCGACAGCATAAAAAAGTGGCAAGCCCAATACCTTCTCACAACAGCCTTCAATGAGATGCTAGGGAAAATCAATGTATCCATAGACAGGCCCACAAAACAACTCAACCCGTTCTATAGTGCTGATGAAATAAGCCATTTAAGAGGCGGAAAAATAATAGGCATTGTGGATGCAGACTCAAACGATCCCGAAAGCGGCATGACAAGTGATTGTTTGATTATAGAGATTGAGAAAGATGGAGAGTTCCATGAGCTGGTGTTCCAAGAGGGGGAATGGTTCACGTTGAGTTTTGCTGAAACGGAAGAATAGGAGGTGACGAAATGACTATCAAAGAACAAGTAGACACCCTGTGGAAAGAGCTCCACGAATACGGAATCTACACAGAAGAGCAGCTCGATAAAGCTCTGAAAGAAACACCACTCAATATCGGCATATTCGTTTCACCGATTCCCGGCATCACAAGAGAGGAGGTGAGCGCATGTGGACAAGAGCCAGAGAAGTCTTAGGCTTTATGATGCTAACGGGAGCGATGTTTGCCATAATGTACTGTTTTCTCTTGGCAATATAAAAGCCCCTCAGCCTGGCAGGGCTAAAAAGGGGCACTAACAAAAAAACTCAATTAAATTATACCACATTTTGGAGGTGGCGAAAATGATGATTGAATACGCAAAGCAAATGAAATCGGCCCATGATAAGGCAGTAGCTGAGGAAGGAGTCATATCGGCAAATATCACATGGGATGGCAGGGCATATCTCATATTGCAAAATGAAACATTTGAGCAGGTATCAGCCGGATATCCAACGGAATATAGCCACAACGCAGAGGCGTTCCATCCACACTGGTTCAGCTGCATAGTGGACGGCATAGAGTTCAAGGCCGCTTATACAGAGCCAGAGTTGCTGGCAAGATATGACGTAGAGGTAAGAGAAGCAGACGAAATTAAGGAGGCGGTATAGATGAACGCACTGGACAGAATAGAGTTGCAAGAGGTCAATCAACTTGAAAAAGAGAGCTTCAAAATCAATGATATGAACGGAGCTACTTGGGCCTTCAGAAAGCTGCAGGCCCTCAATAAAAAAGAAATGGAAATCAACGACATAGCGCAGGCTGAGATAGACAGAATAGACGCATGGAAGGACAGAGAGCTGAAAAGTATCGAAGGTGATATGGCTTACTTCCAGAGCATACTGGAAAGTTTCTACCGTGAACAACGTGAAGCTGATCCGAAGTTCAAGCTCAGCACGCCTTGGGGCAAGGTATCAAGCAGGAAAACAAAGAAGTGGATATATGACGATGAAAGAGTAATGGCATATATCGAAGAAAATGAATTGGATGGGCTTATGAGAGTCAAGAAGGAACTGGACAAGGCAACCATCAAGAAGGCATTCAAAGTCGCTGACAATGGCGCTGTGGTAGCTCCTGAGACTGGCGAGGTTGTAGATGGAATAGCAATAGAGGAAGTGGAGAGTATAAGTGTGACTGTGGAGGTGTAGCCGTGAATAAGTCGGAAAACATAACAAATCTGGCGGTAGCACTGGCAAAATTCCAAGCCGAGGTAACGCAACCTAAAAAGACAGCTACCAACCCGCACTTTAGAAGCAAATACGCAACGCTAGACGAAATAATTAACACTGTTAAGCCGGTATTGGCAAAGCATGGTCTTTCGTACATGCAGAGTTGCGGAGGCGATGGGGAGAGAATAACAATTACAACGCTACTTATGCACGAGTCGGGCGAATGGATAGAAAGTGAGCCGCTGGTGCTCAAAGCTGACAAGATATCACCTCAGGGAGCCGGCAGCGCCATAACCTATGGCCGGCGATATATGCTTTCGGCAGTATTGGGTGTGGCAAGCGAAGAAGACGACGACGGAAACGCCGCAGAAGGTGGTTCTAAGGCGAACAATAATGCGAGCCAAGCAAACGGTCAAGGCAACGGGCAAAAGCTCTCAGAAAAGCAGGTATCGCGCTTATGGGCCATTGCCAAGCATGCAGGAGTCGACATAGCAGACGTAAAGAAAGCCATGCTGAAAGACTACGGCGTGACGCAGGCTGAGGATATGAAAAAAGAGCAATACGATGCCTTGTGTGCAAGATTAGAGAAGGCCGGGGCATAAGCCCCCGGCATACATAGGAGGTTGAAAGATGAAAATAGTGTATCCGAAAGACAGGGAGTATAAAAGCGTTGCAGTAGTTGGCAATGACATAGGTTTTGCCATTAGACAAGCCCTATGGGATATGGATGACGAAGAAGAAGCTCAGGAAGATGAGGATGACGAAATGGAGAATTGTATTTTCTGTGACAGCTCAGACAAGCATATAACCGGCATGTACATAGCAAGTAAATGGATATGCCGGGACTGCCTGGAGCGGATATATAAGACTATTACAGGGACTATGCCGGGGCCAGATGAAAACATAGAAAGGAGAGGAGCCGATGAATAGATGTGCAGCCCACAGAAAGAAAACGGATACACGCCAATAGCCAATGAAATTATGGAAGTTATAGCAAAAACAAAGCTCAACGGTACACAATTCCGAATATTAATGATTATATGGCGCTCGACGTATGGATGGGACAAGAAATCGCACGAGCTGTCAGAGTCATTCATAGCAAAAGCCACTGGGATTAATGCCAAGCAGATAGCAAGGGAGATCAGGGAGCTATTCGAAAGAAGCATATTGATTGAAATCAGTCCTCCGACATTCAGTAAGGGCAGGGAAATAGCTTTTAATAAGGTGTATACAGAATGGAATGAGGGAGCTAAAACGTTAACTCCCCTCTCAAAAGCTACGACTACAGGGAGCGAATTAGAGGGGACTACAGGGAGCGAATTAGTTAACCAAAAAAACAATATTAAAAACAATATTAAAAACAATAGCAATTACGTTTCGGTATTCGACCATTATATGACACTAAATCTTAAAAGACATAGAGCTTATACAAAGGATATGCAAAAGGCAATTGAAACTGCCATGAAAAACAACAAATACGATGAAGAATACTGCAAGACATTGCTTGATAGACATAAGCAGGTCGTAGAGGCTACAAAGAATACGGACTACCCGGTCAAAGAAAGAGGATTGGCTGAATTTTTCGGACAAAAAGTCTACGGGGCAAAACACCTTATATGTTCAGAATATGAAGAAGGCGGCAAGTACTACGAGGGCTATATAGGCAAAGAACAAAATGATGCTGGTCAAGTGCCGGTTAAAAAACTCAAGGTGGATGCAAGCTAGGAGGTAAAAGCATGAACATCCCAAAGGATCTAATCGAAGGCGCTAAAAAAGCTCTAGGGGAGCGGGCGGCAAGCATAATAGCCGACGGCCTGAGTGTCCAAAAATGGAACGAGCGACAGCTCACGGGCTGCTGTCCATTTCACAGCGAAAAGACGGGAAGCTTCAAGTGGAACAAGAAGAGCAACGGCTTCAAATGCTTTGGGTGCGGAGTAAGCCTAGACATAATAGACTACTACATGCAAACAGGTATGAGCTTCATAGAATCTGCTCGAGAGCTCTTCAGGCAAACAGGCACAGCATACGAGTTTGACGAGGACGAGCGCCCCATGGTCAACAAGGACAAACAGCCATACCGATTCCCAGAGCCCGAGAAGAACGAAGAGATGCCAAGGGCTGAGAAGTACCTGAGTCTTAGGGGCATAAGCCGGAAGACGCTGGACTATGCAGGAGTGAGGCAGGATGCAAAGGGCAACATAGTATTTGAATATAAGGATGAAAACGGCAGACTCCTGCTTGTAAAGTACAGGCCGAGCAGAAAGCTTAAGTCGGGAGAAATGAAAACGTGGTGCCAAAAAGACAAGGACACAACTCCAATACTTTACGGCATGCACCAAGTGGACACCACAAAGCCACTGCTGATTACGGAGGGCGAGATAGACAGATTGGCAGCAATAGAGGCGGGATTCCAGAACGCCGTATCTGTACCTTTTGGGGCTAATAATTATCATTGGATAGAGCGCAATTGGGATTGGCTTGAGCAGTTCGACAAGATTATTATATGGGCCGATAACGACCAGGCTGGTGAGGAAATGAGGAAGGAAGTAATCCCAAGGCTTGGTGAATACAGATGTTATTACGTGAGGTCAGAACATAGCGATTTAAATATTCATCTGTTCAAGGAAGGCAAAGAGAGCGTGCTTAAGGCAATTGAAGATGCAAGAGACGTCCCCATAACAGACGTAATAGACATGGCTGATGTGGAGGATTACGACATATCGGGAGCCGAGAAAATCAAAAGCGGCATAAACGGCCTGGATAAGTGGATTGCCGGTTGGGTGCTCGGAACGGTCAATGTTATTACCGGAATAAACGGCAGTGGCAAGAGTACATTCGTCAATCAGGTGTGTGTATGCGAAGCTCTAAGCCAAGGATACAATGCTTTCATAATGTCAGGTGAGCTTACAAAACCACAATTAAGAAACTGGATAGAATACCCCATGGCGGGCCCGCAGAACGTAACAGAAAAGGACAATGGAGCGAACCAACCGACAACATACTACGTTTCGAAGGCTGTAAAAGAAAAGATGCGCGATTGGTACAGAGGCAGGATATTCATATATGACAACGATTTAGACATGAGAGCCTCGAGGATACTGCAAAAGATGGAGGAATTGACAAGAAAGTACGGCGTAAAAGTGTTCGTGCTCGACAATCTAATGACAATAGATCTTGAGGGTACGGAGTATGAAAAGTTTTCAAAGCAAAAGGACTTCGTGAAAAGCCTAGTCAGGTTTGCCGCAAGATTTAACTCGGTAGTGCATCTAGTAGCACACCCGAGAAAAACAGAAACCATTCAGAGGCTGACAAAGATGGACGTCGCCGGCAGCGGAGATATAACCAACTTAGCGCATTATGTCACAGCAGTACATCGGGTGTTGCCGAGCGAAAAGGAAGATACTCTCAACAAAAAAGGTGAAGTGGTACAAGAAGGATGCCCATACGATTGCGTAATAGATTTATTTAAGAACCGCCCCATAGGTCATCAGGACAAATCTGTAGGAGTGTACTTTGAAAGGGCAAGTAAAAGGTTTTATGGGGACAGTGATGATCCTGGCAAGGAATACAGCTGGAAAGAGAAACGGGAGCAGATGGGATTCATAGAAGTGCCAACAACCGACGACTGCCCATTCTAGGAGGCGCAAAAATGACAGAAATGCAAATCAAGCAAGAATATAACAGAAACCTCAAGCGCTATCACAGAGCCATAGAGTGGTACATGCATCCAGATAGAACACTAGGAGAGCAGCTATCGCAGGAAGAAAACTTCTGCAAGGTATGCCGGAGGCTAGGCGAATTGGCGCACATGCTAGAGAACAAATTGACTGACGATGAGTGGTTCAACGGATTCGAGGGGGTGGGTGATTGCTAGAGCTAGTGCAGCAAAGAAACGAAATTAACCGGGAGTTAAATACAGCGCTTAGTCTCTTAGGCACTAGAGGGAGAGAAGTTGCAGAAACTAAAAGAGTATATAGAATGCGAGTGTGCCAAGAGGTTTTATCGGAAAGAGCAAAAGGAACTCCCAGTACAATTATGAGCGATATTGTGCGTGGCCATGAGGAAATATCAGAGTTGAAAATGAAGTGGGACATAGCAGAAGCTATGTACAAATCAGCGCAAGAAGCAATCAACATCAAGAAAATACAGCTACGCATAGTCGAGGGAGATATAGAGGCTGTGCGGAGCGGGAAATAATAGGAGGCGATAAGCGTGAGAGAAATCAAGTTTAGAGGTTATCAGGATGCACTTGAAAGTTTCGTGTATGGGTCATACGTATATAGCCTGCAATTTATTGATGGGAAACTCATAGAGCATTGGATTATGAGAGATGATGGTTTTAAGTTTGCAATCAATGATCCAGAAACCATAGGGCAGCATACAGGGGCTATAGATGTAAATGGAAACTCTGTTTATGAGGGCGATATAGTTTGCTTTGAAGATTCTACGAGCACTGAAAGTGGTTGGTATGAACAAGGGTGCATCGGTGTTGTTGCCTGGTGCGAAGAAACAGCATCATTCGAGGTGAGCAACAGACTTTCGGCGGAAAGCTATGAAGTGCTTGCTGAATGTAGAGTAATCGGCAATATATACGAAAATCCTGAACTCTTGGAGGTGGAATAATGAACAGCGTTATTTTGATAGGCAGACTCACTAAAGACCCCGACCTTAAATATCCACCAGGGATTGGAAAAGCAGTGGCAACATTTACGGTTGCCGTGAATAGAACGTTTAAAAACAAGGAAGGCAACTACGAGGCAGACTTCATACCTGTGCAGGTCTGGGGGAAAGCAGCTGAAAACTGTGCGAACTATCTTCAAAAGGGAAGGCAGGTTGGCGTGAGCGGAAGGCTGCAGATAAGAAAATACGAGGACAAGGATGGGAATAGCCGCTGGGCGACTGAAGTTGTTGCCGATAGGGTTGAGTTCTTGGAATATGCTGACAAGAAAATTGACGGAGGGCAACCAGCAGGCCAGGGCAAGTACACGGGACTAGATCCAGAAGGATTTGAGGCGCTGGACGACGATGATATTCCATTCTAAGGAGGGGCAATATGTTGGATGTGAAATTCAAGGCTCATGACGGACGGTGCCCATATTTTAGATATCGCGATACGCTGTACTACATCCAAGACAGAGAAGAAAACGGCAGCCCTCAATACTCATTGATGGCATGGCGGCTCTTTGAAAAAGTTGAAATATTTGAAGAAGAAAGTCAGGCTGTGAAATGGGTTGAGGACCAAACAGCAAAGCAGCGAACAAAGTGGGACGAGGGAAATGGTTGGATGTTATGCCAGACAAGCACCCGCTTGTACGTCATAAAGAGCAATGAAGTAACTGTAAAAGAGACGCCAACGCCGTTGACGGGGGAGTTCGACAGCTACCTAGATTGTCTCAAGGTTGCAAAAAAGCGTGTGCAAGAAATCATTGAGAAAACAGAGCCGAAGCAGATTAGTTTGGAGGTGTAGGGCATGAATATTATATGCACAGAACACAGCGATGGACCCCTCAAATGCAAAAGATGCGGAAAAGAACTAACGCCAGATATGGACATAGAGTACAGCGCTTTAGAATGTGAATACTTTTGTGGCATGGATTGTGCAATGGATTATTATTTCAATTTCATGCAAAGCGTAAACATATATTTGGAAGAGAGTGAAGATCTTGAAGTTATCGATGGGAAAGTGTTCCGGAAAAGGAGTGAGTGGAAATGAAATTAACGCCTGTATTAGAACAAGGACTTGAGCTACTCAGGAATAACAAGACTATGCATAGAAGAAAAGACATAGCGACGCCCTACGTTTATGTACCTGAGAAATATAGTAAACCCGGAACAGAAACACGATGGTACGAGCGTATTAATGCGCAAACGGTAAATAGATTAGTGATGCTAGGATACGCGGAGTTTGAAAGCAAGAAAGAAGTCGTGAGATATGTTGACAAGGTGGAAGCGGCTATAAAGTTTTTAGAAGGCGAAGGCTACAAGGTGACAAGGTAATTACGCAATCTGAATAAATGGTAAAGGAGGAATAATCATGAGCGACGATATAAGATTCCTAAAGGAGCTTCAGCAGGAACTAAAAACACAAGACCATGACCACCAGGCAGCACCGAGGTTTTGGACAGTAGGTGATTACGAGAAAATAGTCACTGCGGAAGATTATCAGGACAGTTACGAGATAGTGCTCCCAGCAAGCGGCTTTAGATCACTTAGCGTCGAAGAGTTTATTGCAGAAATCAAAGAAGAGGATTTTGACGAGCTTTCCGATGAAGCGAAAGAGAAATTTGAGGAGGCGGCAGAGGAGTTCGACGGCTTCTATCACGCCTCGTCGCTGATGGAAGAGTGGGTAAAGGAATATATCGACAAGGATGCTTACCTCGTGCCGGTCAAGGAGGTTCACGTTGTAAAGAGCAACACTATGTTCCTCACCAAAGCCGAGGCCAAGGAGCACATAAGGCAAAACCACTATCATTATTCGCCAAGGGCCCATACATATGCTATGACAGCATGGAGGGCTCCTAAGGTGGAAAAGCTTTTGCAGATACTAGAAAATTTCGACTGGGATTCGGTGGAGGTGTAGCAGATGAAAAGTCAAAAGATTTTCGAATGGGTTAAATGCAAGAGGAAAAATGGGACTGAATTTCTAAAGCTATTCTATTACAGCCCTAACGCAGACGGATACGTAGAGGCTGGGAGATTTAACATGACTAAATCGGAGTTTGTTAACAATGAATGGACCCTAGAAGAAATATTGAGGGAGTTGAAATAATTCACAATACAAGCAAATAGCGCAATAAGGAGGAATCCGAGTATGAATAAGGATGAATGCCCCAACTGTGGGGCACATGACATATCAGAATACAGCTTCAGTCCAGACGATAAGCCGTATATAGTCAGAACGGACTATACATGCAACGATTGCAAATATTCATGGTACGAGGAAGATTAAGGGAGGTATAAGGCATGACGGATATATTCAAGAAGCTGGCTATGAAGCTGGCCGACATAGTTAAGCGAATGAAGACCGAATTTGTTAGAAGGAACCTGGAAGTAAGCGAAACAGAAGAAGCCGCAGCCGAAATATTCGAAGTCCAGGAGAGAATAAGCAAGCGTATAAGAAAGAGCATGGAGCTCCGGGCTGAAATAATAAGATTAGGTGGAATCAGGAAGCACACCAGAAAGTTCAGAGTCAGGAAGAAGCTCGAAAAAAGGTTGTGGCCGCTCATAGAAAAGTGGTTTACAGAGGACGTGAGGGAATAAGCATGGGGATACTATATGATGCTATAGCCGGAAAAGCGGCAGAGATTGCAGAGGAACTATATCATGCAGGCATGAGCCTGGATGAAGCTATATGGAATGCAGCCAAGGAGTGCAATATTCGGCTCGGAAAAAAAGAAGAGGAGGTAAAGCAAAGAAATGAGGATTGAATTCGAGGTTCCGGGAGAACCGAAGGCGAAAGCAAGGCCACGAATGACGAAACACGGCTTTGCTTACACGCCGGAAACAACCGTAAATTACGAAAACTGGGTCAAGGAATGCTACTATATCACAAACCAATCAAAAACGCTCTCAGGGGCAATCAGATGCGAAATTCAAGCACATTTCCAGATGCCAAAGAGTGCATCTAAGAAGAAAACAGTAGAAATGATTGCCGGGGAGATAAGGCCGCAGAAAAAACCAGATTTGGACAACATATGCAAGGCTATACTGGACAGCTTGAACGGGATAGCATACAAGGACGATTCGCAGGTAGTGGAGTTGATAATGAGCAAGCACTATGCGGAAAGGCCCCGAGTGGAGATTGTTCTGGAGGCGATATCATGAATAGGCAGCAAAGTCGACAATCATCCAAGGAGATGAAAAAGCGGCTTTCGAAGATGAGCGTTGCTGAGTTCGAAAACACCATCAACAACATAATATTTAGGGCCCAGGAAGAAGTGATGGAGGTTTACAGGGAAGCGCTTCACGAGCAGTTTGGATTCGGTCCCGGGAGAATGGGAAAGTTGATGGTCGGAGTGATGAAGAAATTGGAGGCGAAATAGTGATGGGAAGTATATTTTGGATAGCCTGGAGCACAGTATTTATTGCTGTACTGTGTGCAGCTGCCTACAGAAAAGGATATGGCCAGGGATATAAGCAATGTGGAAATGACATATTAAATACGAGCATTATGAGGAGGTTTAAAGATAATGGCGAAGTATAGAAAGAAACCGGTTGAAATTGAAGCTGTGCAATGGAGGGGCGAAAACCATTGCGAAATATTTGAGTTTTGCGGGTTGGATAATTGTTCTTTTGCAAGCTATCTAAACCTAAAGAGATTCTATGTGCATACGCTAGAGGGTACTTTAAGAGCTGATGAAGGCGATTATATTATCAAGGGTATAAAGGGAGAATTCTACCCATGCAAGCCAGACATATTTGAAATGACTTACGAATCTGTGGAGGATAATGACTAATGAAAATCGAAATAATCAAAGAGGGCAACAAGGTCGTGTCAGCCAAAGAATATTACATAAACGAGGAAGGCTGGCAAAGAGAAAGAGAGCTCGAAAGTCATGAACTTGGATTGCTGGGAGTGAGCCTTATCAATCATGCGTGGGCAGGCGGACAGATAGAGAAATAACAGGAGGGAGATTATTTGATAACAGGGGATGTTTTCAGAAAAACAGAAGGGATGCTTTACAGGCATTATAGATTCATAAAGAAAAAAGAAAAGATACTGAACGAGATAGCAGCCATAGAAAAAAGAGTTGAAGGCATAAAACATGACATTCGATGCGTAGAGACGGATGTCGATGGAATAGGTGGAATAGATTACAGCAGGGAAAGAGTGCAAACAAGTGGGGACTTGACCGGAATACCTGAAAGGCAGACTATATTACTCATGGATGAAGTAGGCAGACTCAAGAAAGAGCTTGAAACTGAACTCAGGAAGAAGCTCAAGAGAAAGGCTAAGATAAGAGAGCTCGATGAAAAGATTGAGCACGTTGATTATGCCGTGCGAAAGTTTGATGAAACATACAAGCAATACATAGAATACCGCTATGGGGATGGGTGTAATTTTGAATATATAGCCAGGATGCTTCTGATGAGTAGACAAACTGCGTCCAGAAGAAGGGATGAAATAGTAGAATCCGTGGCTAAATTGCTCGATGTATCTTGAAAACGTGGACGAAAGTTGGGCGTAAAATGAGCATAAATCGTGGTAAATTTGTGATAATATAACATTATAGAGTTCTGCCCGAAAAGCAAACTCTAATTACAAGACGGATTCTAAATCCAAACAGAAAATCCCATCAGACAGGGGCCCGAAAGGGCCTTTTGTTTTTGGTAGATCGTGCCCGGGTATTCCTAGAGAACTTGGGCCTTTATTATGCAGGTGTCGCCCAGTCGGTAGGGAAGTGGTCTCCAAAACCGCGTGTCGCAGGTTCGAATCCTGCCACCTGTGCCAGCAGTAATATGCCCGTTCCACTAGTTTGGGGCAGGGTGCAAAACTGCACTGAGTACCAGGCGCCATTAAATAAGAGTGGAGCTGATTGGTAGGTGTGGGTACACCTGGGAGGAAAGGGGCAGCAAGTGCGATAGATAAGGTTTTCGGTAATCCTCGGCCTGGAGACCCGGGCGACTGTCGCAGAAACAGAAAAACCGATTATTTGTGACAAGGTGGTGCAATATGAATACTGATAAATATATTGAGACCAAGAAGAAACAAATAAATGGCAAGATAAGCGCTGCAGAAAACCACAAATGCAGACATTGCGAGTGGCTTTCGCATTATTATCTCAAGAGTAACTATGATACGGTGTTTAAGTGCATGTTTCCGAAATGCGTGAAATAAATCCTCCTGACTCAGGCGGGCTTAGTCCCGCTACCTCCTTTTCAGTGTCGAAAAATGGCGAATGGTTCCTGTGGAAATAAATTGCCATTGGAGTATACTGGGAGTGGGAAGGGAGGTGAGATTATGAGTATATATACTGTTTTAAGAACAACAGAAAAAGAAATGACAATCGAAGCTTACAATGAGTTGCTAAACAGGATAGACAGACGCATGAATGAAATAAAAGAATCTTTAAAAGCTCAGCTTATGGATTACATTATTGCTGATGCTGTGCAAATGGATTTTGAAGGTTTAGAGCAAAAACTAGGCAATGTAGTAAATTCTATACCAGAAACATACGGTGCAGATACAAAAGAATTAGAAAGAGAATATAATACCCTTTATGAAGTAAGAAGGATGTTTTCGCAACGACTAGATGCAGAGAAAATATTGTAGCAGTAAATAAATACAAGAGCCTCCGGGCTCTTTTTTCATGCAGAAAACGTAGTACTGCGAGGTGGTGGTGATGTAATTGGCAAGGCAGAGAAGTCCAGACAGAGATAAGGCTTTTGAGGTATATCAAGAGCACAAGGGGGACATAGATTTAGTTGAAATAGCAGAGATATTAAAGCTGTCTCCAGGGACGGTTCGAGGTTGGAAGAACAAAGATAAATGGGACAGCAAAATCAATGGAACGCTCCAAAAGAATACGGAACGTTCCAAAAGAAAAGCGAAGCCCCAAAAGGAACCTCAAAAGACTCTCCGAGAGAAGATAACTGAAGATGACATAGAGGGCGCTGAACTCACTGAAAATCAGCGTCTTTTTTGTTTGTATTACCTGAAAAGCTTCAATGCTACAATGGCGGCCATCAAGGCGGGGTACTCGAAAGCGAGCGCTCATGTTCAAGGATGCGTTCTATTAAAGAATCCTAAGATTGCAGATGAAATCACAAGACTTAAAAATGTGATGAAGGAAGAATTGCGTATCGATGCAATGGATGTGCTGAAAAAGTATATAGCAATAGCCTTCGCAGACATAAGCGACTATGTTACATTCGGCCAGAAGGAAGTGCAGGCCATGGGAGCTTTCGGCCCCATCGTGGATGATGATGGCAATCCGGTCATGAAGACGGTCAACTACGTCGACTTCAACGAAAGCGCTGCACTTGACGGCACGATAATCAAAGAGGTCAAGCAAGGCAAGGACGGCGTTTCAATCAAGTTCGAGGACAGGATGAAGGCTCTTGAGAAACTGGAGCTGTACTTCGATATATTGCCAGATAAGTTTAAGCGCAAGGTAGAAGAAGAGAAGCTCAGCATGGCCAAGGAACGTCTGGAGCTCGACAAACTCAAGCTCAAAGAGGATGCAGATGAAATTGAAGATGATGGCTTCATAGACGCACTGAGGGCAGAAACGTCGGAGGTGTGGGACGATGAAGCTTAGGAAGGCAGTATTCAAGTTTAAGCCGTTCAGCAGAAAGCAAAAGAAAATACTGACCTGGTGGATGGGCGAATCGCCTGTGAGCCATATGGACGGCATAATAGCCGACGGTGCCATACGTTCCGGAAAGACCCTTTCGATGTCGCTTTCATTCGTCATGTGGGCGATGGAGGAGTTCGAGCAGCAAAACTTCGGGATGTGCGGAAAGACGATAGGGTCATTTAGAAGGAACGTCCTGTTCTGGCTCAAGCTCATGCTTAGATCCAGAGGATACAAAGTCCAGGATAAACGTGCGGACAATCTTGTGATTATAAGTAAAGGCGGCAAAAGCAATTTCTTCTATATTTTTGGCGGTAAGGATGAAAGGTCGCAGGACCTTATACAGGGTATAACATTAGCTGGCTGCTTCTTCGACGAGGTAGTGCTAATGCCTGAAAGCTTCGTCAACCAGGCTACAGGCCGTTGTTCTGTGGAAGGTTCGAAGTGGTTTTTCAACTGTAACCCCGAAGGGCCTTATCACTGGTTCAAGCTCAACTGGATAGACAGGGCGCATGAGAAGAACATACTCTACCTACATTTCACGATGGACGATAACCTGTCGCTCTCAGAGAAAATCAAAGAGAGATACCGAAGGATGTATTCGGGGGTATTTTTCCAGCGGTATATACTAGGCCTTTGGGTTGTTGCAGAGGGCATCATATATGACATGTTCTCGAAGGAGAAGCACGTTGTGCCGACAGTTGACAGGGCATACACGCAATATTATGTGGCAATAGACTACGGAACGCAAAACCCTACAACATTCGGCTTGTGGGGCCTTTGCAGCGGTATATGGTATAAGGTGAAAGAATACCATTACTCGGGCAGGGATGAGGGCAAGCAAAAGACAGACAGTGAGTTTGCCGATGATCTTGAGTCTTTCATAGGAACCCTGGCGGTCAAGGCTGTCATAATAGATCCTTCGGCAGCTTCATTCATAGCGGAGCTCAGGAAACGAAAGATTAAGGTTCAAAAGGCCCAAAATGATGTCTTGGACGGCATCAGATTCATGGCGGCGCTTCTTACAAAAGAACTTATAAAATTCAACGATTGCTGCCAGGAGACATTCAAAGAGTTCAGCTCTTACATATGGGACTCAAAGGCAGCTGAGCGAGGAGAGGACAAGCCGGTCAAAGAAAACGACCACTGCCTCGACTCTGATCGGTATTTTTGCTATACAATAATCAGAATACCAAGAGCAATGAGAAACTACTCAGGAAAGGGGGCGAGATAGTGATAGAAATAATAAGACAGGAGCTCGAAGGGCTTTATGGAGATGAAGTCTTGCGAGATATGAGTGAGATAATTTCGCTATACGAATTCTACGAGGGCAAAGGACAAGATTGGACTATCCCGGTAGACCTTGACTATAAGCCAACGAAAAAGAAAACGAACTGGACCAAGAAGCTTATCAAGGAAGAAGCTCGCTTCCTCTTTGGGAAAACTCCTGAATTCAAGATAGTATCAGAAAACGAGGAAGGTGCACAGGTAGTGCAGGAGTATGTAAATAAGGTTCTCAAGGACGGATTGTTTTCGGATAAGCTTGTTAAAGGTGCAAGAGACTGCTTTGTGGGAAAAAGAGTTGCGCTAAAGCTCTCGGGAGGAGCAGGCCAGCCAATAAGAGTTCATTTCAAGCCTAGCCTTGAATTTGTGTTCGAGCCTCAGGATGAGGATGTCGATGAGCTTCAGTCTATAGTGTTCTTCTATCAGATGAACCAGACAGAGGACAAGAGCAAGCAGCGCATCTGGAAGCAAAGATACCACATGGACAATGCAAGGTGCATACTCAATGAGGGCATATATGACGGTTACGGCAGGGCGGTAGAGGAGAGATTCGCGGACTACGATACAGGCCTTTCATTCATCCCGGCTTATGTTATTCTTAACGACGGTCTCACCGGAGACCTCAAGGGCGAATCCGATGTCGCAGAGCTTATGGACAACCAGAAGGCGTTCAATAGGCTCTCTAGCGACGATGTGGATGCTCTTAGGTTCAACATGTTCCCGCAGACTGTAGCAACAAACGCTTCAGAGGACAGCCTAAAGTATATCAAGATAGCTCCAGGGGCGCTCATAGACCTTCAGCAGGCAATCGAGGCAAATGGCAACGTAGACATGAAGAAGCTGGAAAGCCAGTTCAGCTATGGCGACAAACTGGAAAAGACATTGTCCAGAGCAGTCACAGAAATGCATGAGGTGCTAAATGTGCCGAGGCTTAACCTTGACGAGCTCAAGGGTGTAATGACCTCAGGCAAATCCATGAAGGCACTGTATTGGCAACTTGTGACGAGGTGTGAGGAGAAGTACACTTCTTGGAGGCCGGCGCTTGAGTGGATGGTGTGGGCAATCATCGAAATGACGAAAGCCTACAATCTCGAAAGCCTGCCGGAGTTGCCGGACATGGCTATCCAAGTAGAGAACATATATCCATTGCTTGAGGATGAGCAGGACGAAAAACTTCTCGACATGCAATCAATCAATACGCAGGCTATGAGCAGAAAAACATACCTGAAGAAATGGAATCCAGCCATGGACGATGCGCAAGTGGATGAGGAGCTCAAGCAGATAGCGCTCGAGAAGAACCTTCTGGAAGATTCGTACATGAAAGGACTTGACGAGGGAGCTGGTGAGTAATGGCCAGCAACAGATACAAGGAACTTATGAAACAAGCCCAGAGCGAAAAAATAAGGCTCACAAGGGCGATTCGTAATGAGATAAAAGAAATCTTCAAGGATGTTTCGAAATCTCTTGAGAGGAAAGCTGTGGGCGCAAAAAGGGCAAGTCTAACTGAGCGCTTCATGCTCGACTACAAGAAAGCAATAGATGCAGAGCTCAGGGAAGTCAGAAAACAGCTTTACGCAAGAAACAAGAAGATAATAGAGGATGCAGCAAACGCTGCAGTACAGTCGCAGTTATCATTCCTCGAAGAGATAGACACAAAGTACAGCCTCGGACTAGGCGAAACATTCAGAAATGCTTTTTCGAAAGTGCCAAAAGACGCCATGAACGAAATACTCTCGGGCAATATGTACAAGGACCGCATGGGCCTGTCAGAGAGGATATGGGCAGACACAAAGGGCATGGAAAAGGACATAGATTACATCATAGCTAGAGGCATAGCAGAGAAGAAATCAGCTTACGACTTAGCAAAAGATCTTGAGGTGTATCTGGATCCAGAAGCCAAGAAGGATTGGGAGTGGTCGAATGTCTACCCGAACACTAGAAAGCAGATAGACTACAATGCCCAGAGGATGGCGAGAACGAGTATCAACCATGCCTTTTTTAACGCCAACATGAAAAGCTATGCCAAGAACCCATTTGTCGAGGGTGTAGAGTGGATGCTGTCAAACTCTCATTACGAGAGACAGATAAAACCCTTCGGCCCCGATGTTTGCGACGAGTACGCAAAGCATGACGAAGGATTAGGTGCAGGAGTATTCCCGGTAGATAAGGTGCCACTTCCACATCCGATGTGCCTATGCACGCAGGCAGCATACATACCCAAGGACTTTGACGAGATAGGCGAAGAGCTCGGACGGTGGGTAAGAGGCGAAAGCAATCCAACGCTGGATGCATGGTATGGCGAATTCGGCAGAGAGTTTGCAGGATTTGGTGAACAGGATGGCGATATTTACAAGTTCAGAAAGAAAGAGTCCTATTCAGACTGGTTTGACAAGCGCAGCGACAGTTACAAGAAGGCTGTCCTGGGGACGCATAAATACTATTTGCACAAAGCGGGTGTCTTTAAAGACAGCTACTTTGATATGCCATGGTCTGAGTTGAACACAGAAAAGAATAGGATTATAGTGGCTAGAGAAAAGACTTTAGCTGAAGGACCTAAATGGAAGAGTGGTAAGCTAGAGCAACACGTATCCACAAGAAGGATAAGAAAACACATACCAGATAACTGGACAGCCCAGGATTACAATGACAAAATACTGGGTATCATTGATAACAAGGAAGCCGATGTGTATAGATATCTTGATAAGTACGTTGTTTTCAGTGATGGCGAGTGGATAGTAATGATGTCTCAGGAAGGAACTATGGAAACAGCATTCCCTCCCGAAAAATTCGATAACTATGTGAATAAGGGAAAGGGATATGAGTTGCTTGGCAAGCTAAAGGAGATGTATTGATGTGGAAATAAGGCGAGAAGTAATTTCGTACATCGGAGGGATTAAAGACTTTGAAAAAGTAAGCCCATTTGAACTTGTAGACACTTTGATGGTTAGGGATGAGCTTGAAAAAATCATATCAGAGTTGAACAGTGGAGAGCTTCGCAAGGTCGAGGAAGCAGACAATGAGCTTAAATCAAAAGGCAAATTAGCCCATGAACATCTGATGAAAATTGAATATAAAACTCACAAAGAGCCAAAAGAAAATTGGTGGTGGCATGTGGGAGAATAAGGCACTTTCGAATGAAGGTGTCTTTTTTATCGCCTTCTAAAAGTTCAGGCGTAAAAGAGAAGTATTCTATCGTGGTACACTAGCACGTTAAAAAGTGAAAATAGACTATTGGAGGTAATGAAATGAATTGGCTTAAAGAATTACTTGAGAAATTGGGGCTTGCAGACAAATTTGAGGAAATAAAGGTTGGCGTTGAGGCAAACTATAAAGGTTATGTGCCAAAAGAACGCTTCGACGAGGTCAACGACCAGAAAAAGGAATACAAGAAGATGCTCGATGAAAGGACTACCCAGCTTGAAGAACTCAAAGGAAAAGCCCAGGGTAACGAGAAACTATTAAACAAAATCAAGGAGCTTGAAGGTGCTAATACTAAGACTGTAGCGGACTATGAAAAGAAGATAGCCGACCAGTCTTTTTCTTTTGCACTCGAAAGTGCTTTGAAGTATGGAAAAGTCAAGAACACCAAAGCTGTAAAAGCGCTGCTTGATCTTGAAGGCATCAAGCTTGATGGGGATAAGCTGACAGGCCTTGACGAGCAGATATCCAAGCTTAAAGAATCTGACTCATATCTGTTTGATGCTGAAAGCTCCGGTGGAACAGGCGGGGCAGGTAATTTCGGAAGGAAAGGCCAAGGCGATGGAAAAGAAAGCTTGGGCGAAAGACTTGCAAAGCAGAATCAGCAATCACAGGCTACAGAGAACCCATATTTCAAATAACAAGGAGGAAATCAAATGAGTAAATTTGTTGTAAACAGCTATAGCTCTAACAAAGAAATACTGAAATTCACAGATTTTATAGGTATAAATGTAATGGTTTCGGATAGCGGAGTTGTTGCCAACTCAGACGGAAAGAAAATAGTTCCGGCAGGGACTGTGGTAGGAGGCTCTACTAAGGCTGTCCTTGCAAATCCAACCGAACCGGTTGTGTCCAAGAACACTGCACTGCTGGGAGCAACTGCAGAGGGGGTACTGCTCTATGATGTTGATGTAACTTATGGGGCGAAGGAAGGTTCTATGGTTATTCATGGTTTCATAGACTTAAACAAGCTGCCAGAAGCACCTGTGGCAGAAGCTACAGCAGTTCTCACACTAATAAAATTCATGAAATAGAAAGGGGAATGAATAATGAATATATTTGATATCGTAACAGCAAAAGAAATAGCGAGTTACTACACTGCGCTAGGGCAGGGGCAACCTCCATATCTTGGACAGACTCTTTTCCCGAATTCAAAGCAGATGGGACTAGATTTATCATGGATAAAGGGTTCGAAAGGTCTTCCTGCAGTATTGAAGCCTGCAGCATTCGATACCAAAGCAGCACTCAGAGACAGAGTGGGCTTTAGCAAGGTTGAGACTGAAATGCCTTTCTTCAAAGAGGGGATGCTCGTCAAGGAGAAAGACAGGCAGGAACTCAACAAGGTAATGAACTCTGGCAATCAAAGCTATATCGACATGATAGTCAACAAGATATTTGACGATAAAATGACTCTTGTGGAAGGCGCAAAGGCCCAAGCAGAAAGAATGAGGATGCAGCTACTTTCTACGGGAATGATTGCTATATCGGCTAATGGTGTAGCGCTTAACTACGACTACAAAATGCCTGCAGAGCATAAGGGCAATGCATCTACCGTATGGAGCAACCTTACAGAGTCTAATCCAATAGCAGACATACTGGGCTGGATGGACAAGGTTGAAGGCGATACTGGTGTCAGACCTGTTAGGGCCACATGCACTAGAAAGACATGGTCATATCTGCTTGGCAACAAAGCCATAAAGATGGATATGAACGCAACTAGCGGTGACAATATAATACTCACTGATTCCATGCTGGAGCAATACCTAATGGCGAAGATAGGCCTCAAAGTAGCCATAAACTCGAAGAAATTCATAGATGAAACCGGAACTCAAAAGAATTATTTCCCAGATGATACATTCACGCTGTTCCCTGAAGGAAATCTGGGCAAAACTTGGTTTGGAACTACTCCTGAGGAGTCAGATCTTATGTCTGGCACTGATGCTATAGTTTCAATCGTAGAAACGGGAATAGCGCTTACTACCATAAAACACACTGACCCTGTGAATGTCGAAACTAAGGCCACTATGATAACACTGCCATCTTTTGAGAGGATAGACGAAGTATTCATAGCTGATGTGGCGTAGGAGGTTCTATAGATGAAATATACTGATGGAAATAATACAATAGAGGTGTCAAAGGGGGCTTATAGAGAAATCTATGAGCCTCTTGGTTTTTACGCAGTTGAGCAAGAAGAAAAGAAAGTGGCTACAAAGAAAACAACTAAAAAGGCAGATGATGCTGAGTGCGAATCTTAACAGAGGATCAAAAGATTAAGGCTATTGCATATATCAAATTTAAGCTGTTGGAGGACAAGTGGCCTTTCTTTACTGATGCACAGATAGAATTGCTCTTGGAAAGCAACCTTAATGCTCAGGACCTCGCGGTATATGAGGGTCTGATAGCGAAAAGCAGAGTGGACAGCATAGAGCTTCCAGGAGGACTTAAGAAGCCATCCAATCGTGAATACTGGATTTCCGTGGCCAGCGAGATGAGAAGAAAGATAGCAGCAGCTATAGAGGCGGGAGCATACAATGACATAATCGAGGATATGAGGACTGTGGGCTTACTGGATGTGTTTAAGTCATCCGGTGGCGGATTCTACTCGATGATGAGGGTTGATGAGATATGAACGTAGAGCAAATATCAGCGCAGGAAATCAAAGCTATAATCAAAGAGGTTGGCGGCCTTGTGAGCATCCTTAGAAACGGCGAAAATGAGTTTGGCGAGCCGGTAGAGAGTCCGTTTGGGATTATCATTACAGGCTATTTTTATAAGCAGGACAAGTACATGGGAATCAAAATAGACACTGCCGGCTCCACTGTAAAGGCGGCGGGAGAAGCGGAATACAGACTCATGACATGGGTTGATGAAGATACATCTCAGATTCAGCCGGGAGATTATTTTGAGTACAACGGCTTGCGATACAAAATTACTGACCTTGGCAAGTTTGAAAATGCTTATTTCAACATGTCTTTGGAAAGGGTGGTGTAGATGGGATTAAAACTCGACACATCAGGCCTACTCAAAGGGCTTGGAGAAGCTGACATCAAGATGAAGGCTGCTGTAGGCGTGTATTGTGATACCGCAGGCAAAAAGCTGGAGAGGGAAGCAAAGAAAATTGCTCCATGGAAAGACAGAACCCCCTTGGCGAGGCCGACGATGCAGGGCGGTATGGAATGGCAAGGTGCAAAGTGCAGAGTGTATCTCTCGGGCAATGTGGACTATTTTAAATACCTCGAATTTGCCCATGAAAAGAAATACGCCGTGATATTTCCTGTAATACATGCCAACAGCAAGAAGATGCTCGAAGGCATGCACAAGATACTTGAAAAGTAGGTGGCAACATGTGGAAGAAGATATATTTGCATCTCAAGGATAAAGGCTTTGCGGTGTTTTCGCCAGGACAGCATACAGGGCTTTGCACAAGTTCTTATGTAGTTCTTAAAGACTCAGGTGCCAATGCTTTTGCAGGTACAAATCAAGTAGGCTATGCGCTTATGGATGTAATAATATATCATCCCGCAGGTAAATATAGCACGCTGGGCGATTATGTGAAAAGCATCCGCAGCGCCATGAAGGAAATATCCGAGGCAAGATTCACAGGCTACGAAACGCCCGTGATGATGGAAGAGGAGAAGCAGGCGCACACTACTAGCCTGCAATATCAAATACTCAAGAAAATATAGGAGGTAATGCCGATGGCTGCAATAAATTTGACAGGAAAACCCCTTGTCAATGTGGTAAGGGTGGAAGTTATTACAGAGGAAACCACGCCAAAGACATATAGAATGGGTACAAGCGACAAGGCTAATGCCAAGCCCAAGATATCTCAGGGGAAAGAGGAGATACTCAGAGTTAAGAACCAGATACTTGGACTCGATAGGACAGAGGACATAGTTGTGGGTTATGACTTGGACCTTGAGTCGGCTGTTATGGTGCCGGAACTTTTTGCCTTGATAGACGGAGGAACACTTACATTCGATCCCGTAGAAACGACTAAAGTGACAAAATACGAGGCTCCAACTCAAGGAGTAGCGGTATCGAGGACTCCATTCACATTGAATATTTTCACAGAGGAAAAGGATACAGATGGCGAAGTGCTCGGATATGCGCAGTTCGCATTCAAGCATTGCAAAGGAAAGCCGGTTGATTATCAGTTTGAAGATGGTAAATTCACAGCTTCAAAACTCGCTATGGAGTCAAGAGCGAAAAAGAATGAAAAGCCAGTAACAATCGACTTTTTAGACACGCTACCAGCATAATAGGAGGAACTAATATATGAGTACAGGACTTAAAATAACTAGTTTAGGCGAACTTAAAAAGAAGGCCCAGGGTCAGATGACGGAGATTCCTGGGTGGGACGATGAACCGTTCATAGCAAGACTCAAAAGGCCTTCTCTGCTAGGTCTCGCGTCAAAAGGCAAGATACCTAACTCAATGCTGGGAAGCGCACAGAAAGTATTCAGCAAGGGCGTAAGCGGCGATGTAGACATCAAAGAAGTGTACAGCATAGCGAGAATCATAGCCGAGGAATCACTTGCAGAGCCAACTGTGGAGCAAATAGAGGAAGCAGGCTTAGAGCTGACGGACGAGCAACTTATGGCCATAATAAGCTATACGCAGGCAGGTGCTAAGGGGCTTGAAAGGTTTCGTCCAAAGCAAGCAGATAGTGAGGATACTGAATCAAAGCAAGATGTACAGGGAAAAGCCGAGTAGGATTCTTCGAATAGAGGATGAATACACGGCTTTTTGCTTTGATGAGGCGTGTTTCTACATTCAGCAAATGCTTGAGGAGCGAGACAAAGAAGGAAATTTCGTAAACACGCCAACTTGGGCAGATGAGGCAAATGCTCAAAACAACAAAGATACAATCAAATGGATGCAGGGACCCTAGTGGCATAAATACAGAAAAGACCCCTACTCAGTGGTCTTTCTGTATTTTTGGCGTATATATTCTACGAAATTTTCAATTTCAAGGATTGCTTCATTAGGCAGATTTTCTAAATTAATAAAGTGTTGTTCTCCAATTTCATGATTTCTGTTAAAAACTCTAAGTATGTATTCTTCTAAATATTCACTGGGAACAATAATAAATCCGGATTCTATGTTTATAGCACTAAATCCCATATTTTTGATAACGGCTTCATTGTCTTCTAATGAGTAATAATGTAAAGTTTCTAACGCGAAACTATCGACTAAATCAAAATAATCACTATTCTTGTCAAAAAAATTAGTTTGATTATAGAAATTTATTAAATACTGATAAAAATATGTTGGGTAAAAATTCATAGCATCAACCAAGCCTATTCTCAAGTAATCGCTAGCTGATTTGTTCTTTATATTATGCAGTGTGGAGTAATGCTCCTTAAGCCCATATATGCTATTTGCAAGTAAGTCTATGTACTTAAATGGTCCGAAAATCGCAATTAGCTTTATTTGCTCACGAGTCGGGATTTCGGAACCATCAATGATTTTGTTAAGAGTATCCAAGGGTATATTTGTTAAATTAGATAATTCACTAACTGATTTTACAATTGTATAAGAATCAGAAATTTTACCATTAATATATCCACCTAGATGCTCCAATATGCTAGTGTCATTTTCTGAAATTTTGATTAGATTTTCTAATGAAACACCAAAACACTCAGAGATTTTCAGCATGGTTTCTTGGTCTGGAAGCCTGTCATTAATTTCATAGCCTGCTATTGTAGATCTGCTTTTATTTAAAACTTGAGCAAATTCTGATTGGGTTATTTTATTTATATTCCTCAGTCGTTTCAATATTTCGCCAAAAGTCATAAGCAACACCCCTTTGTTTAATTGTAGTATATGACGAACAAAACTAAAATATAAACATTGACAATGTTGCATAAATGAACTAAAATGAAATTAAAGTTCGTGAAACGAACATAAATTTGCGAAAATAGAGAGGAGTTGACAATTTGTTTAGGGTTGATAACGAGAAAATGTTGCTTGAAAGAGCGAGGCAAGGATTAACAATTGATGAACTATCAAAAAGATCAGGCGTAGGGAGGTCTACAATATCAAGAATCGAGAAAGGAGAAACAGAAGCAAGAATTGACACTCTTGCAAAGATAGCAAAAGGATTAGGTAAGCCGATTGAATATTTTAGAAAAAACTAAAAAACCTGTTACCCAGAAGGATAACAGGCGTGTCTACCAAAGCAGACTATGATATAACCTAGACACTTATATTATATCCTGCTTTGGTGTATTTAGTCAAATTCTAATAAACCAAGGAGGAACAGAACATGAAAAATGAACTTATGCTAAAAGGCACTACTACAGTATGTGGTGTGGAAATACCCTGCATAGCGGGCGGATTTGGTGAAGGCAAGAGAGCGATGCTGGCAAAAGATATTGCCACACTTCATAACAAAACGTTGTACAAAGTCAATGAATTGATAAATAATAACATAAAAAGATTTAAGGAAAATGTCGACTTGATAGACTTGAAGGGAGATAAGTTTGCTATCCTTCTGAAGGATAGCGGAATATTTACACGAGGTTCTCTGAACGCTTCAAAAAATGTGTATTTATTTTCAGAAAGAGGATATGCAAAACTAATAAAAATATTCGATGATGATTTGTCGTGGGATAGGTATGACCAACTTCTCGATGAATACTTTGAAGTTAAAGAGGAAGTCAATAAAACAGGTGCTTTCATAACTGAAAAGGCAAGCCCCGAAATGCTCCGCAGTAAAGCTGATGAACTGGAAGGCCTTAGAATAGCCCAAGAAAGCACACAGATGCTAAATGGCCTTATGGATAGTGTGGGTATAGATAGTAAAGTCAAACTACTTACAGCAAAGACAATATTCCGCAAGGCGGGCATTGAACTGCCTATAGAGGTAGAAGCGCAAGTCAGATTCTATGATACAAAACAGATAGCCGCAAGGCTTAATATGTTCACAAATAACGGCAAGCCAGCGTTCAATGCTATTTCGGAAATCTTGAAAATGATAGATGTACCTGAAGACGAACAGCAAGCCGTTTGGGAATCTTCAGGTAGCTGGCAGGGGACGGTAATAAAATACGCAGAGCCAGTCATAGAGAGGGCCAAAACATGGCTCTTTGAAAATGGATATCCTACCGTTATTGACTATACTACATCCACAGGCAAGGACAGAAAATATTATGTAGTGTATGGAGAAAAGGCGGTGGCATCATGTTAGGCATCGATTTCAAAAGCAGTTTCGAAGGATTTATGATGAAGCGAACAGAGGAATTAGGAGCCTTGCTTAGTAATAATGAAGAATATTCTAAGTTAAACAAAAAATTCATGCAGTTGTTTGAAGATATAAGCGCAAAAATGCCTGCAGAAGAAAGAACAGTGTTAACTGAATTTGATAGCGTTGTGGGTTCGCTGGATGCTCTTATGCAGACAATAATGTATCAAAAAGGTATCGCTGACGGAATGGAAATGAAAAATATACTTACAATGACAAAGTAAAATATCTTAGGACGCTCATTTGAGCGTCTTTTTTGTGGGGTGAAGATATGGTGAAAATAAGGCCGCCGTAGAAATAATGGCTAGAATGATTGAAATGCCTTAATAGGAGGTGAATAAATGTCAATAGACGCAGGTACGGTAGTTGCGTATCTCGATATGGATACAAGTAAATATAGCTCGGCGCTCAAGACCGCAGGTATGCAACTCGGAGTGCTTGAAAGTCAGAGTGCAAGTCTTGGGGACAAGCTCACAGGGTTAGGCAGTTCGCTTAAAACTGTGGGCGCTACCATGGCTGTTGGATTTACGGTTCCCATATTGGCGGCAGGCGCAGCCGGAATAAAGCTTGCAAGTGATTTCAACGAGTCACTGAACAAGGTCAATGAAGTTTTCGATGAGAGTGCAAGCGAAGTTGAAGCGTGGTCACAAAAGACGCTGGAGGCTTCAGGCATAGCGCAAGGGACGGCACTTGATATGAGTGCACTTTTTGGAGATATGGCAGTGAGCATGGGACTGCCTACAGATAAAGCGGCTGACATGTCCATGTCACTTGTTGGACTAGCCGGGGACATGGCTTCTTTCAAGAATATCAGCTTAGACAGAGCACAGACGGCGCTTGCAGGTGTGTATACAGGCGAAACTGAAGCACTTAAGGGTTTAGGCATTGTTATGAATCAGAGCAATCTCGAGGCCTTTGCTTTAGCACAAGGAATTCAAAAGCCAATCAAAGAAATGACGCAAGGTGAGCTTGTAGCACTCAGGTATGCATACGTCATGGACGTGACTAAAAACGCTCATGGAGACTTCGCCAGAACTTCAGACGGCACTGCGAACCAGATGCGTATATTCCAGGAATCGCTAAAGGAGCTCGGGGCAAGCTTTGGACAGCATCTGCTCCCGGTGTTTACGCCGATAGTTCAAAAGCTCAACGAAACGCTTAAGTGGTTTGGAGAGCTTGACGAAGGGACTAAAAAGACAATAGTGACAATAGCCGGCATAGTAGCGGCGATAGGGCCTGTATTGATGATACTAGGAGCACTGTCAAGCGCCATAGGTTCTATTATAGGACTTTTCACGGTAGCGGCTCCTGCGACGACAGCAGTAGGTGCGGCAGCCACGGCAGCGGTAGCTCCAATAGCGGCAGTAGGTACTGCAATTGGTTCGGTAATAACATTCGCCGCAAGTGTATTGGCTCCATTGGCGGCTGTGGGTGCGGCTTTATATCTGCTGTACCAAAACAGTGAGACGTTCAGAGACGGAGTTGCTAATGTTTGGGAACGTGTTAAAAACTCAGTTCATGTTTCTGTCGACTTCATAAAAACTGTTTTTACGGCGGGAATGCAGTCCATCAAGGACATATTCAATGTTTTTAAGGCTGCTTTCTCAGGAGACTGGGGAACATTGTGGTCTGCTGTTAAGACCTTGGTTTCAAACGGATGGGGAAATCTTAAGTCAGTATTTAAAGCTGGTTGGGAGAGCATTAAAGCCGCTTTCAATCTTGGAACGGAAGTACTCAAGACAGTATTTGCTAACCTTTGGGAGGGAATAAAGAGGATATTCTCAACTGCACTGGATGGGTTGAAAATACTCATTTCCGACAAGGTTCCGCAATGGAAGGAGGCTATCGCCAGCAAACTGACTGAAATAAAAGCTTCCATATCACAAAAGCTTGATGAATGGAAAACGGCTATCGCAAGCTGGTTTGCCGGAATCCCTGCAACTATTAAATCGAAAATGGCCGAGTGGGGAACGGCTATAGCTTCATGGACTAAGAGCCAAAACGAGGAAAACAAAAGGCAATTTGCTAAGTGGGGAAAGACGATAACCGATTGGTTCAAGGGCATCCCCAAGGAGATGGCTGATAAGTTCAGCGACTGGAAGAAAGCAGTATCCGATGGCTATACCAAGATGAAAGAGGCAGGAAAGGATAAGTTTGACGAAATGAAGAAGACATTCCTAACCGACCTATCTAGTGTGCCTTCAAAGATAACTGAATCGTTAAAAGGCTGGGGAAATTCTTTTATTAACTTCTTCAAGGGGCTTGGCTCTAAACAAGAAATTAAGGATTCAGGCAAAAACATGATCCAGACGGCTACCAAGGGAACCGAAGAGCAAAAGCAAGCCTTCATGGACAACCTGGGCAAAATAATCGTCAACGGCTTCAAATATGCGCTGGCTTTTGCCGGTGTCGCAATAATAGCAACTGGCAGAGAGATAATAAAGCAGCTTGTATCGGCAATAAAAGGCGGGGTACCGCAAATGCTCCAGGCGGGCAAGGATATTGTGCAAGGCATTATAGACGGCATACAGAATAAAATCAGTGCTGTAAAAGGCAAGGTGTCAGAGCTTGCGGAAAGCATTCCTGCATGGCTTAAGAAGGTCCTCAACATTCAATCTCCATCGAAGGTTACGACAGAGATAGGCCAGTTTGTAGGTGAAGGCCTCGTACTTGGAATGGACTACACGAAGGCAGCTGTATCCGGCAAATCGGAGGAGCTGGCCAGCAAGATAGGCGAAGCTCTAAGCAAGGTCAACGGATACGTGCAAAGCACTGTGTCTATAATCCAAAAGCAATACGAGCTATGGAGGATTCAAAACAAGTCGCTCGAGGGCAGCTCGGAAGACCTTGCAAAGCAAATGGAGGTGCAGGAGCAGCAGCACAAGGCACTTTCAATAGAGATTGCCAACACAGAAAAGGCCCTTTCGCAAATAATTGCCAAATACGGCGAGACCTCTAGCGAGGCGCTGAACTACAAGAACCAATTGCTTGACTTGCAGATAGAGCAGGCAAAACTTCAAGGCGAAATTGACAAGACATCGGGTTCGCTTGGAAGCCTGGCCAATGCATACAAGTATGTTGGGCAGGTTATGTCAGACGGCAGTATCTATCAGGGCAAGAACTCGCTAGGCCAAGAGATATACAAAAGCGGAGGCGGTGGTGGAGGCGGTGGTAGTAACAAACCAGCTACCGGCTCAGCAGAGGATAAAGCTGAAAAAGAAGCAAGAAGAGCCAGGGACAAAGCTAATGGCATGCCAGACGGCTACGCAAGCGGCACTCTTTCCGCTACCCCAGGATGGCACCTCGTAGGAGAAGAGGGGCCGGAGCTTATGTGGTTCAACGGCGGAGAAAAGGTGGCCAGCAACTCAGAAACAAACAGCATATTCGACATGGTCGCAAACCTTGCAAGGTCAATCCAATTCGCACCGCAAGCAGTAGAACAGAAAATAACAAATACTTTCAACTTGGACTACGGCAAGCTTGCGCAGGCCATATCAAAGGCCTCTAAGCCTTCGGTGACAATGCAGAATACTTTCAACAGCCCAGAGGCTCTCGATGCCGTGAAGATAAGAATGGAGCAAGAGAAACTGACAAGAAGCCTTGCAATGCAGTGGGGGGTGTAGCGGATGCAGATGACATATATAAACTCTAATAATGAACAGATAGATTTCAGTCTGGACTCCGAATACCTCCTCATCGACGTGCAGGGAGTAAGCGGCCTTAATCTCAACATAGAGGCCCAGAAAGCGCCTTTGCAGGATGGGCAGACCTATCTGTTCAACACGCTTGATTCGCGCCTTATAACGCTCACTGTGGCCTTTGTGTATGAGGATGATAACGACAAGTATTTCAAGCGAGACAGGCTGCTGAAAATGTTCAACCCAAAGCTTGGGCAGGGCGTTCTGCAGGCTGACTTTTTGCACTATACCCGCGAAGTGGACTGCATAGTAAGCGGCATGCCCGACTTCCATGTTGCGCCAGAGGATTCCGACACGCTCTGCAAGGTGCAAATCAACCTCATAGCGCATGATCCATACTGGAGGGACGCAAGGCAGAGGGAGATTGAGATGGCATCGTACAGCGGCGGCCTGAGCTTTCCGCTGTTGCTTCCGATGAACTTCAGGGTGAAAGAAAAATCCAAGAAGATATACAATGACGGCCATGTTGATGCGCCTGTGACTATAGAGTTCTTTGGGCCGGCGGTTAATCCTACGGTCACGAACGAAACCACAGGCGAATACATCAAAGTCAACAAGACGCTTGTTGACGGAGACAAGCTTGTAATCACTACAGGATTCGGAAATAAGGCTGTGAGGCTCATAGACGGCGCAGGAGCCGAGTCCAACGCCTTCCACTATGTAGACCTTCAAAGCACTTTCTTCGACCTTGCAACAGGCCTTAATGAGCTTAATTTTGATGATGACAACGATTCAGCAGGAGCAAACGTGAAAATAAAATGGAAAAACAGATATTTGGGGGTGTGATGATTGCCGGAAACAAGTAGATTTTTTGACGGCACCCAGGGAGACGCAAGAACATATTCCGCGGCCGACTTTGCAGAATACTTTGCAACAATGGTTACAAACGGGGTGTGGGCAGAGGAGCTGGATGCACTTGAATTATACAGCACGGACACAAACATGGCTTCTACCCTCAAAGCGGGTAGGGCTTTTATCAGCGGCCATTACTATGAGAGTGACACGACTATGCCGCTCACGCACGATGCTGCAGATGCAACATATAATAGGATAGACAGGGTTGTGCTAAGGCTTGACCTCAATGCGGAAGCCAGGAATATTAAAGCTACAGTCCTTAAAGGCACGCCAGCCGAAACGCCAACAGCTCCAGCACTAACTCAAGACAGCATAGTATATGAGATACCTATAGCACAAGTGCTTATACCTGCAGCGAGTGGGGTTGTGCTTGATGCGAATATTACCGATGAAAGGCAATATGCGAGGTACAAAACTAAACCTGAGTGGTATCCAGAAGGCAGTGTGCCGCAAGAAGCTTATATGTATCAATTGTTTAAGAATGAACTTACGGCGCAAGAGATAAGTGACATTGAAGCTAATCCAAGCCTGATGGCGATTATAAGCGGCAATCCCGTTGAAGCTTATTATCTAAGAGGTGCATACCCATCAATTAACGCAGCATTAGGAACTTCAGACATTTTGCTTCCTACTCAAAAAGCTGTTAAAACGTATGTGGATAGCAGGCGTTCTATAGCTAATGGATATTATACAAGCACAATTAGTTTTACGGGTGGTACGTACTATACGATAACAAAGACAATACCAATAGGGAATTCTTACGGCAGATATGGAGAAGCAATAATTGGGCGGTCATCATTTAGCTTGAAAACAAGTTTTGGCACAGATCTCAATCAAGGGGTTGGGGCTTTAAGTTATTACAACGGCACTAAATTTTTCTCATATGAAGCTACAAGCTACTTGTCAGACAGTGATTTTTTTAACACCACAGACAATAGATTTTACGTAAAATCTATTGTAATTGATGGCAGCGATTTGAAGGTTACGTTCTATGGTTACGGCAATGGAACGGTTTATGACATTAAAATTGCGTGGAAAGTTTTCGGTTAGGGGGAGGTGTACGAATAATGATAATTAAAAAAGATGGATGTATTGAGAGAAATTCAACATTTCCAGATACTGACTGGTATAATGAACAGAATTTAGTGATAGATGAAACAACGCCAGAAGGAAAAGCGATGGCTGACAGAGTTATAGCAGAATGGCCTGATGTAGAAATAATATCGAAAAATGGAATAGTTATAGATGTAATATCCAAGCCGAATATAGAAAAGATATTCAGCGAAAAGCTCACGGCAATAAGGCATCAAAGAGACAGACTGCTTGCAGAATGCGACTTCACACAACTCCCAGATGCACCGATAAGTTCAGAACTCAAAACAGCTTACACAGTATACAGACAGGCATTAAGGGATTTACCAGAGACAGTCACAGCGGACAATATAGACAGCGTTCAGTTCCCTGTAAAGCCTGAATAGGGGTGATATGATTGCATCCTATACGAGTAATAAGCAGCAATTTTGAACTTGTAGCAGACATAGAACAATATGAAACCGCAATATACAAAAGGAGCTTCACAGGAGTAGGCACATTCGAGATATACCTGCCGTACTTCCAGGGGCTCCTTGATACGTTTGCGGTAAAAAATTTCGTGATATTCGACAATAACGCTCACAAAGCCGGCATTGTGAAGTATCTGCGGGTAGAGATAACCGAGTCCGGTAGAGAGCAGCTCATAGTCGGAGGCAGGTGCCTAAAAAGCATATTGCAGCAGAGGATAGTAATCCCGCCGGCAGGACAGGCCCAATGGAGCAGGACTTCCAAGAGCGCCGAAACGGTCATAAAGGACATGATAGCAGACAGCATGATAAGTGCTGCGGATGCAGACCGAAACATAAGCTTTGTGCAAAACGCTCCTAACCAGAGCCGTGGCAACACGATAAGCTGGGACAGCCGATACTATAATCTGATGGATGAAGTCGAGAAGATCTGCACAGAAAACAATATAGGCGTATTCGGATATCTTGATTTGGCAAACAAGAAAGTGATATTCGATGTGGCTGAGACATTCGATGTGACAATAGACAACGGCGCGAACCCTCCCGTGATATTCAGCAAGGACTATGACGATATCAAGAACCAGACCTACATATATGATACTTATAGTCTGGTATCGGATGCACTTGTGGCAGGTCAGGGTGAAGGCGTAGCCAGAACTATTGTAGAAGTCGGCTCTGGAGGCACAGGCATAGACAGGATAGAAAGCTTCATAGATGCAAGAGACATAGCCGATTCAGGAGAGCTTGCGAGCAGAGGGAATGAAAAACTCCTGGAGGCTGGCATCAAAGAGACCTTCGAAAGCACCGTGTTGACCCACAGCGCCTTTCAGTATGGTACGGATTGGGATTTGGGCTATAAGGTCACGGTTGTAAACAGCGACCTCAACAAGCGTTTGGACACTGTAATTACTGAGGTGGTTGAAAACTACTCAGCAAGAGGATTGGAGCTCCAGGTGACTTTCGGAGACAAGATACCAAACGTGCTGGACAGAATCAAGCAGGATATTAACAAGCCTGTCAAAACCAACATATAAGGAGGTAGGCTTTTGATTACAAATGACTATAACATAACCATGGACCTCGATAAGCCGGTCCTGCTTCAACGCAAAACATTCGTACAAAACGACACAAAGTCGTGCAAGGTAGTGATAGCATTCAAGCGGAATGCCCAGGCCGTGGATCTAACGGGGCTGACTGTGAACTTCGCTTTCCAGAGAGCAGATGGAGTGTCCATCAACGCAATGGGAACCATAACAGATGCACAAAGTGGAGCATGCGAGTACGTGCTGGCAAGCAACATACTGGCCGTAGAGGGGCAAGTGCTCATGCAGGTGTCGCTGTTCGGGCCTGAGAACGAAAGGCTCACAAGCGTAATCCAGGTGCCTTTCACGGTGATAGCGGACATCACAGACGGGGCTAACCCAATTGCAGATGCAGACGACTACCCGGTGCTGACTCAGCTCATATCGGACTGTACGGCATTCCTGGGCACAGAAGCCACCAGGCAAGCTAATGAGACAACAAGACTAGCCAATGAAGCTTCCAGGGAAGCCAATGAAGTAACAAGGCAGGCCAACGAAGATACCAGACTTGCAAATGAAATCACAAGACAGGATAACGAAAGCATTAGAGTGTCAGCAGAGGGCATTAGGCAAGAAGGCTACACAAAAATGATACAGGATTCATACGTGATACCCAAAACACCTGTGGCAAATTTCGCCGCCATTGCAAGCACATACCCAGCACCCGAAAACGGATGGACTACCCGCTGCATAGATAACGGATATATGTACAGATACAACTCGACAGCGGCCGCATGGCAACACATAGACACGATCACGACAACGGCATACGACAATCTGCTAAACGCCGTAATGACAGCCCAGAGGACGCCGAACATCACGAATAATGAAAGCATCGTTGCTGTCGGCAAAGGGAAATCCGACGCTGGGGCGGATCTGGATTACGCGTCATCAATCACTAATGGGCAACTTACCGCAAAACTTGGCGGGAGAAGTCTTTTTAACTATGCCAATAATGGCGTGGATTATGCAAATTGGACAGTATACGGAACAGGTTCGACTAAAAGTGCAAGTGGAATACATTTAGTTGAGTTAGACGGTTCCGAAAGTGCTACCCTACCTGTAAACTTAAAACCAAGCACTCAGTACACATTAGTGTATAAAGTTACTGGATATGATGTGTCAGGTACAAACAAGTTATTCATGTCTGCTACATCTGCTTTTGGTTCTGCTGTACTTTCAAATGTACTAGGAATGAATAGAGTTGTGTTAACAACACAAAGCACTATATCAAGTAATCAAATTAGATTTGTAATTGACAACAATGAAACAGATGGGAAATATGTAAATTTTGAATTTTATGCACTCATTGAGGGTGATTACACAACAGGTGCAAATGCAAGCATAGAAATCAACAACATGGCTTATGGTTTAAAATCAACATTTTATGGCGGTGGCAGGATTAGGTCAGTTGGGAAGAATATACTAAGCATCAATTCTTTATCAGCTTCTGGTTTAATAGCTTCATCATGGTATAATCCAGCCACAAAACAAGTCGCTGGAAGTATATCAGCGAGTTTTCCTGTCAAGGTAATAAAAGGGCAAAACTACATTTTGAGTGCTACTGTTACTAAGGGTGAAATACAGGTACTTGATGCCACAGGCTCTATTGTGTTGACTAATGCGTTGACATATAAAACACCAACAACAGATGTGCTTTACCTGAGAATGAAATCAGATTCCTCTGGTGCGATTGAAATTAGTAATGTCATGCTTGAAATGGGAACTACAAGAACAGCCTACGAACCCTACAAACAAAACGAGGCTTTTATAGCGTTAGATGAGCCTTTGAGAAGCGTTCCGAATGGTACTAAAGATGAAATTAGCGTGGGTGATAGTGGTTGGAGTTTGACTAGGAATAATAAAGGTCGTGTGTTACAGAGTGTTGATGTAGCTGATGTTGTAACTGTAACAAATGTAACTTATGCAAGGATAAGCAAGCCAAGTGACTATAAATACTATAATGCGTTTGATGGCGATAATGAAAAGGCGTTTTATTTGAGCGATTATAATACAGCAACTTACCCTTTCGATGTTGAATCTAATATTGGGAAAATAACTTCTGAAGCACACACTCTATATTTTTACGCCATATTCGCAAAAGGTACAACATTAGAGCAAGCCAGAACAGCCCTTGCAGGGAAATCGTTGATTTACCAGTTGGCGCAACCCGTAACTACAGACTTGCCGGATATTCCGCCTATAAGCATCTATCCGCGAGGAACGATATATCTCGAGCCATATTTCAAGCGCATGCTCGAATACGCCACAGCTGGCGGAGGCTTGAGCTGGACAACTCCAGTATCCGCAATAGACAAAATCACAGCTATGGAGGGCGGCGAGTATGTGGAGATACCGTCCACTAGGTACACATTGGCGGCTGACGCAAAGAGCGTGAAAATCTATACAGATGCAACAAAAACTGTCGAGGTTGCGGACGCCACGCTGTTCGTCATATACGCGCCGATAAAAACCGATGAGAGCACCATACCTCAACTGACAGGCACGTACGCAATCAACCAGGCAAGCTCGATAGGCGACATAAACGCAAAGGCGATTGAAAACACAAAGGACATCATGACGTTACAAGACCAAGTGGCGATGCTCATCGTCCTTAATTCTTAGGAGGGATAATATGCTTATAGCGCCAAAGGAAATAATATTAGACAGCTTCATGCGAATGGCCGAGACAGGGCTTTTAGACAAGGACTATCTGCTTGTGAAACTTCAGGGGCTTGTGCTCGAAGGTGACCTCGCGCAAGAAGAGATACAGCCAATAGTTAATATATTAGTGCCGCCTGAAGCTTAGGCGGCTCTTTTTGTGGAGGCGGAGTCATGACGAACAAGAATAAGAATGTGTATGACAGGCTCAATATCACAAAGTGGCAAGACCTGGGTTACACCGGCAAAGACGTGCTTGTGGCCATAATAGGCTTCGAAAAGGGCGCCCACCACAACGGGGCCAGCATAATAAAGGAAGTCGCCCCGGGCTGTGAGATAGTCGAGCTCAATGTCATGAAGGGCGGCATGAGCTTCGAAGCGGCATTCCAGGAGTGCCTGGACATGGGTGCGGACGTTGTGTGCTGCTCCCTTAGAAAGGGCAACTGGAACAGCGAGCTGCAGAGGCTCTCAAAAGAGCTCAGGGACTCAGGCTGCATAATGCTTGACTCGGCAGACAACGAAGGCAAGGAGATAGACGCCTACCCGGCCATGGACCCAAGTTGGATTGCCATAGGCGCATACGACAGGTTCGTAGACGGCAAGGCAAACTACTCAAGCTACGGCAGCAAGATGCTGGGCCTTTGCTACGAGGGGCTCGATAGTCTCACAAAGTCGGGCACGTACATACCGCTTACGCACACATCGGGAGCCGTGCAGGTTCCCGCGGGAATGGCGGCACTTCTCAAGGAGAGCCACAGAATCACGCCGGAGGGCTTCAAGGAATTCATCAAGGAAAACAGTATGGACATACTTAATAATGGCAAGGATGAAAAAAGCGGATGGGGGGTCTTGATGATGCCGGAAATGGTATATCAAAACGAGATAAAACTGACTATAGGCAAGGACACAATGGAAGTCAACGGCGAAACAAAGCCGATAGACACAGCGCCTTTCATTAAGGACAGCCGGACTTTCGTGCCTGTGCGCTTCATCGCTGAGGCGCTGGGCGCAAAGATTGAGTGGGACGAGGCAACACAGCAAGTCATTATTAAAAAATAGGAGGGGATTGCATGGAAACACAAGTGTTTGAAATGGCGGCCAACCAGGGATTGACAGCGGTATTGTTCGTCTTGCTCCTTTGGCACACTCTCAAGACTTCGGGGCAAAGGGAAGAGCGTCTGCAGGCCATTATAAATAACAACCAGACCATGATGCAGGAAATGGTTGCTAAGTTAGATGCCATCGAATGCATAAAAGACGATGTGGATGAAATCAAGACTTCACTTAGCACTGTAGCAGCCACAAGACTTACGTAGGAGGGCACTAATGAGCAGAGAGTTGAAAGAGCTTCATCCGTATGTGCAACAGAAAGCCGAAAAACTCATATCCGAATGTGCGGCGGCGGGGATAAATATCCTCGTCACCCAGACCTATAGGAGTATAGCGGAGCAAGACGCCCTGTACGCCCAGGGAAGGACTAAGCCGGGCAAGAAGGTTACTAACGCCAAGGGCGGGCAATCCTACCACAACTACCGACTTGCCTTCGACATTGTGCCGCTTGTAAATGGAAAGCCGGCATGGGATAGGCTGGACCTCTTCGATAAAGCCGGCGAGATAGGCAAGCGCATAGGCCTTGAATGGGGCGGAGACTTCAAGACCATCAAGGACAGGCCTCATTTCCAATACACGCAAGGGCTTACATACTATGATCTACAAAACGGAAGGGTGATAAAAGTGAGCGAAGAGAAAAAGCAGGAGCCGCACTGGGCGGAAAAGCATTTCGAGAGCCTGAAGGCCAAAGGAATCCAGATAAGCGAGAAGAGGTTCGACGACAAGATCACCAGGGGTGAGCTGTTCGCCATGCTGGACAGGATAGTCAAATAGCCGGGGAGACCCGGCTTTTTTATATTTTTTGAAAAAAGGCTCGCAGAAACGCCTTTAGAGTTGAATTAAAGCTATCGGAATAGTCTTGCTTGCCCGGGATGCAAAGTTGCTCACAATTGAAATATAAGCGTTTTGAAGTGATATTTCATAAATTGCTCCGCTTAATTCAATTAAAACATACGCACAATACTGTGTTCTTAGATAATGTATGGTCTAATATGGTATAATAGCAATAGACCACTATTCTGAGGAGGCGGTGCAGATGTCACGCAAAATACCAATGATAGGAAAGAAATACAACAAGCTTACAGTGATAAGGGAAGTTGACAGGCCGGGCAAAGAGCTGTTTTACGAATGCCTTTGCGAGTGTGGCAACACAAAAGTAATCAGAGGCCGAGACGTAAGGAGAGGACACACTGAAAGCTGTGGCTGCAATTTCCAGGAAAGCATTAAGAAAGTCAGGACTACCCACGGGATGTCATTCACAAGACCGCATAGAGCCTATCAGAACATGAGAAAAAGGTGCGACAACCCGAACAATAAATCATACAAGGACTATGGCGGAAGAGGCATCACATACTGCGATGAGTGGAAAACATTTGAGGGCTTCTGGAACGACATGCAAGAAGGCTACGTAGACAATTTAAGCTTGGATAGAATAGATTATAATGGAAACTACTGCAAAGAAAATTGCAGGTGGGTGGACATGAAAACACAAGCCAACAACACCAGATCAAACCGGCTGATTGCTTACAACGGAGAGACGTTAACGCTATCTGAAACGGCTGAAAAATATAACATTAAATACGGCTTACTCCTTGGCAGACTGCACTTAGGGTGGGACATTGAAAAAGCAATAACCCAACCAGCGCATACAAACGAAGAGTTAACCTATAAGGGTATAACCAAAACTGTTCATGAATTTGCCGCAGATTACGGCATGACCTACCATCAGCTCAAGAAAAGATTGATGAGAGGATGGGATATCGAAAGAGCCTTAACTCAGCCGTTGAGGAAAAGCTCCAAATAGCCCATCTCAATTTCGACGAAGTGCAGAGCGTAGTGGATACTGTGGAGTTTTAGTTGCGACCTGAAAATGCCCGAAAACATTCCATATAAATACTTCAATATGGTATAATCATATACAGTGAAATTGTAAGAGGAGGCATCTGTT